CAATCTGCCCATCTCCTGTGATAGCAAGAACTCTTAGTGGTTTCTCTGTGCTTAATCTCAATCCACTTGCGACCTTCGGTTGCTCGTATGCTAAATATCTGTCACCAGTTATTTGGTAGATGAAGTCTCGTATCATCATTTTACATTTCTTGTAGTGTTCCTGACTAGGTGCATTTGGTGCTTCGCCTGTTTTATACCAATCTCCCCACCCATCATCTGTGAGATCGTAGTACACCATATTGTCTGCAATTACATGGTTACACAACCATTTCTCTATCGGAGGCTGCATGACAAACGGCATATAATTATCAAGGTCAACCCAATCTTTATTAAAATTTGTTACATATCGCCAAGTATTATGTGAACTGTAGTATCTGCGTTTTGTGTTCCAACAATCAAAAAGATCGTCTACCACAACACCCCTTCCAGCAAAGTTTGACTTACACCCGAACATAGGATCACACTCTCCTAGAGAGCAAAGCACATGCTCATCTGGTCTAGCCAATCCATATAATTCTGCTTGCGTACTTGTTTCATCCCAAACATACTCCATTCTACCTTTCACTATTTTTTCAAACAACTCAGGCGACTCCATGCGGCCTCCCATAATAACACGTAGTTGTTTTTGTACACCTATCTCATCAAATGCAAGTAAGGCTGCATTACTATCCAATCCACCAGACCAGAAAAAGTCTATGGTCTTTCCTTTATTTGCTATCAACTGAGCAGTCTCAAACATACAGTCTGAAAATTTTTTCTTACGATATTTTTGAAAAGGAATCCAACCAACACAAGTCTTTGAATGAAAGGTAAACTCATCCACACCAGAACGATCTATCAACGTGCCATGATTAAATGGTTTGTGTCCACTTCGTATAGTGTATTGATTTTCTTCTTCTATGGCTTGATCCCATTCTTGAAGGAAAAGTGGATATCTATCTTTTACCCACCCTCTTATCCGATTAGAAAAATCACCAGACCAAAATACAAGTTCATGTTTCATAGCAATAAATTATCCTATAATCATCATTGTAAAATTCTGGTAAAAGAAGTCTACCTGTTCTTTCTGGAAAATCATCATAGGTATACTTATGTAAAACTTTGTCATAGTATCTTTTTGGCTCGAACTTTCTTGGTTTCGCCTCGGTTTCCCATTCTAATTTTCTTGGTTTATATAAAGTGCAAGGTACATTGTCTGTCTCTATTATGATGGTCTTGCCGTTGACCTTTTTTAACAGTTCATTATGATCATCAAAATAATATATGATACCAGCCATGAGAACCACATCATACTCTAGGGGGCACTTTTCTAAGTAATCCTCTACATTCATTTCTACCCACTGCCATTTTGTGGGATAAAAATATTTGTCTAGGTTTCGATTTGCTATTTCTGAAAAGTGAGAGTCCACACCAGTATAGTGTTTTGCCCCATAATGCAAACACCACGCACCAGCAGAACCAATTGCAGCCCCCAGATCAAGAACTGTTTTATCTCGTATAATATACGGTGGTAGAAGTGCAGCGTATCTTTTGTTCAAGAAATCTGCACTTATTTGATACCCAAATTTTCTATCTTTTCTCGTATCGTCTTCTACGAAATCTGGATATGTGTCAAATATATTACCAGTTACTTCCGTAGTCTCTAACAACTGGATTCCATCTTGTTCCATATTCATCAACCACCTCACCTATGTTTTCGTCTTCTAATCCATTTACAACAAAACCAAAAGGAGCCATGTCTTGTTCTAGTGCCTCTTGTTGTTCTTTCATCATAGTCTGTCGCATGTCCATATTTGTTAGTTCTTTGAAATATGTTTGGTCTGTGGCCCATGCAAAAGTAAACAGACATGCCACCAGATCATCGTTACATCCATCATCTGCTTCAAAGGATGCCCCTTTTACAATAAAGGTTGACAATTCACTAATAACATCAATATCCTCTACGATAAGTTTATTATCCTCAACCATCTGCTTCAGATTAGAACAGCCTATTTTTTTGACAGCCTTAGTCGTTCTTACCCCCAATTGCGCTCTGCCCCCTGAGAACCCCCCGCCAAGGACTTGGCCTGCACGGCCACGCATGGAAGCCATACAAAGGTTGTCATACTCTAAGTCAAACTGTAGAGTATTTGCTACCTGTTCTCCTATGTCGTTTACCTCTATCAAAACATATGCCTGGTTGTATGCTCGTGCTACATCATAGATTTTACTAGGGAATAGTAGAGGTTTGATCTCATTGTCTCTATACTTCGCAACAATCTTGTATGGTATTTCAGTAACATCAATAACTGTAAATGCTGAGTAGTCATTTTTTGTTCCTCTAGAAACATCTGCCGATAGAAAGTATGTGTGTCCTTCTTCGGGATGAATGTGAACATCTAGTCCAGCATTCGTGCTTACTGGTGCTCGATAAGCAAGTGTTCGTAATTTGCCGGGACTGATAAGTGTGTCAATTGAACCAAGGAATTCACATTCAAATTCTGTATTGAACTGAGCTTCTGAGGTGTTTTTGATTGTCTGTTTTTTCCATTCCTCATCACGGCCTGGAACTTCGCTCCAATGTACTTCAATAGGCACATATTCATTCCTCTCTTCTTCTGCATCTGTCCACAATTTGTAGAACATATTCATACCATGTGGAGTGGAAACGATCATTACCTTTGTAGTTTTACCAGAGGAAATTGTGGGGTACACAGAGGAAAAGAACTGTTCAGCAACATTTGCTGGAACGTAGGCGAACTCATCCAAGAAGATAATGTTATAAGACCCACCACGAACAGCGCTTGCAGAAGTAGAAGATGCCAATATTTTTGAACCATTTTCTAACTCCAAACTACCTTTGTTCCAAGACATTACGCCTTGTTGTAACCACTTAGGCATATGCTCATAAGCCAACTGCAACCGTCCAAGAAGGTCACGAGCAGTTGCCGCCTTGTTTGCAAGAATTGCAACATTTACGGAAGGATTAAACAAGACATAATGAAGAAGATAGGCAATAATTGTTGTTGACTTACCAGACTGTCTAGGGAGTTTACATATCGTAAAACGGTTTTTGTGGAATGTTCCCACCATCTCTTTCTGAAAATCATATAGCTTAAATGGCACCAGACCTTCATCCAACGAAACAATCTTAATATAGTGTTGGATAAAGTAAATCGGGTCTTTCATACAACGAGCGTATTCCTCAAGTTCTTCCTTTGTCCACTCTTGTTGGACATTGGCTTTCTTGAGGTTTGGGTTTCCTAGATATACTGAATCAGTCATTTGTTATATTTAGTAGAACATCAGCTGGAATAGTATCATCCCGTCTCCAATGGGTTTGATCTTCCAAAACTAGAGAAATATAATTTTCTTTGAAAGTCATTGGCTTCACAGCATTAATCAAAGAGGTATATTTGGTTTTGTTAACTCTGTAATCCTCATCTTTTGTGAAGGTGTAGATAAAATCTTTCGCTGGTTGTTTGTAAGTTTTCCAAGTTCCCTGATGTTTTATGTAATGATTTTCTACAGACCACTTTTGAAAATCCTCTGTGTCAAAGAAACTGTATGTAGATTTGTATGATGGTGTTCCTACAAAATTAAAATTCATTCGAGTAGATACCCAATGCCACTTGACAGTAAAATTTATCCACCAATACAGATCAAATATATTTTTTATGTGTATCGGGGCTTTCATAACATGATCCTCTAGTGTCTCTAGAGCAATTTTTCTATGTTCATCGTTGTTTAACCATTCGAGCTGACTTTCTGGTAAAAAATTAGAATGAAAAACTCTATCCCATTTGAACACATTTTTCCAATCATCTTTTAATTCTTCCACATGAGTTTCCAGAACATCACTACCAAATACCTGATCTCCACATTCTCCTTGCACAACTATTTGTTCACCAAGAAAAAGACTCTTTGGAAGCAAAGCCTCACTCTTCAGTTTAATACCGTATTTAGAAACTTCTTTTTCTAAGGCAGGATATTCGTCAACCGACTCTTGAGTATACCTAACCATCAACATACCTGTGTTTGGTTGCGTTTCTCGTAACGACAAAAAAACACATGTGCTGTCAATACCTCCACTCCACAACAGCTGTATAGGTTTACCAATCGACCATAGTTCCTCAGCTCTCTTCATGCAAGCATCACCGAAAGAGCCAGTAGTCCAATTGGTAGGTAATGGACTGAAATTAAATTTTAGTGGATTTAGGTTATCAAGCCTATCCACAGGAGATGGACATCGTACCATGTATCCCAACAAAGCTAGTGGGGAGTTTTTTGGTATTTTGAGTTCTAGTTGTCTATAATATACTGCTTTCATTGATCACATAAGTCCCATTATACATTGGATGATTTTTTTCCGATCCAACAGAACTATATATGTGCATCGGACTACACCAAAGAGAATCATATTCTGTTACAAAATGGTGCGGTATCATCTTGTCTAAAACAAGAACATCTCCCTTTTGTATTACAGTTTCTTTATCTGTAACGCTAACCCCTCGACCATCAAGAACATAAACAACTCGAGCTGTTGAGTGAATATGTCTGGCTTGTTCAGAGGTATGCGGAGGCATATAAAGCATCTGCATAGTTGGATCACCTAGTCTGATTGGTGGTAAAAGATTTTCGGTAGAACACCCATTGATATAAGGTAGGTTTGTGTCTATAATTTGAGAAGTTCTTTCCGGCGGAGTATATCCACTTATCACCGTGCAACAAAATTTACTATAAATCTTTTGTTCGTTCCTTGAAGACAAACCCCAAGGCCCAGAATTTCTTTGCTCGTAATACCAAGCACTCTCACCATCTTTGAGATTTACCTGATGTTCTCCAGCATATACTCTATACTTGTATAGTTCTGAAGACGCAGAAAAATATATTTCATTTTTTAAGAGACGCCAAAACATTATCCACCTAAGAATTCTGCACCTAATTTCACTCTATTTTCTAGATGCTCTTTTTCTATGTCTTCTTTCGATTGTCCATGATATTTTACAGCGTTAGAAGTTTCTATTAACATTTCGTTTAACGTAGTTTCCCTATGAGTTTTACCATCATAGATCACAAACTCACCAAGGATGCGGCCGAACTTTCCCTTACCGTCAAGTTTGGTTCTCAGTTTTTGTTTGGAACCCACAGGAAGACGTTCCTCGACAAACTTTTTAGCTAGATTTCCATAGATTTTCTCTTCAGCGTCTCTCGTTCTGGATTCTGGTGTATCCACCCCATATAGACGAATACGTTGTTTCTGCATCCATACGCCGAAACCAAGATCAATATCAACATCTACAGTATCGCCATCTACTACTCTATCAATTTTACAATTATATTCATACATTACCAAACTCCCGAATTAGTTATTGCCACAAAAAATGCCAGTATTAGAAAGATACCTAGAACTAAACCTACAGTATTGTCCGGCATTACTTTTCCTTTAACATCTTTTGCAACTCAGCTGTTGACCCCACGAATAATGCGTTAGTAACATTCTTGGGTGCATTGTCTGGAACCTCTTTGAGTTTTTTCATTTTCTCTTGAAGGTCGCCCAACTTTTCAGTAACGTCAGCAACCTGTTTGATGAGGTTCCCGGCAACTTCGTATGCTCGTGGATGTTCCGATTCTTTGGCGAGCTCCAGTATTCCTTCCACTGCATCTGTTCCTCTTTCGACCAGATTGTAGAAGTTTCGTCTTTGGTACTCATAGTCATTATCAATATCTCCATTCAATTCATCAGCACCATACATGACAGGATCACGGGCTTCTGTAACTATTTGTGATTTTCCGTTATCACACAAATCTTCGATGACCAACTTATCAACAATTCCGAGCGTCTCATCTAGTGTTTCTTTACTAGACATTACGTTTCACCTTCTCCGGCATCTTGGAAGAATGAAGTTGTTTCATTAAATCCAAAATCATCATCAGCATCAGCTGTAATTGGATTGGGGGAAACTGTAAAGCGTTGTTCACGTTTCGGTGACTTATCTGGTAAGTCTGTAAATTGATCAGCAATAACTGTCTTAATGACCTTACTAGATGTGACAGGGCCATACAAGTAAAACTTAGCAGTAAAGTCTAGAGAATAAATGATAGATCGTCTGGCTGTAAAGTCGCCCTGATAATCATCTTCGTATCCCACATTCGTTAATACCACAGGAATATCTCTCTTAATACCCATGTCAGGCATGTCGTTCATGGTGACTGTGTAATCTGGTTGAAAATAAGGTAAAATCTGTTCTACAATTTGTAGTGCATCGTCCGACTGTTTTGATAAGATATACAGACCAAAATCGATATTGTATGGAA